GCACTGATGTTTCGTTGAAGTCTTCAACGTTCAACGCAGGGCCAGTTGTGCCGATGAAACGACCGGGTTTGCGGACGTTCAAAGTTGCACCGATCTTTGCGCCAGTAACGGCAAATTGATCGTCATAGTTTCTTTCGACTTCGCTAGAAAAAGTCAATTCGTTTTCTAAGACCATCAACGCTTCGTTGGTGATCATGCTGATGGTAAGCAGATTGTTGCTCATTTTGTTTCCTTAAAAGAATGGGTTTAGCGAATCTTTCCAGCCAATCGTGCTGCTCTCCATGCCTGATATGAACCATGAAATTGACCATCGCTGGTTAGGTTTACATCACGCCCGTTAGCTGCTGATCTGATTGGATTGATCGGCGCGGGTGCTTTACTTTTCCCAACAACAGGCTTTGCGTCAGTCTTTTCGTACTGCGCTTCCAACCTCCCAATTGCTCTCAAGGCGGCGGTCAAGGTCATGCCTTGCAGTTTTACAGCAAAGTCAGGATTTTCAGCAAGGTGATACAAGATGCGTGGGCCAACATCTGATTCAAAGATTGCGTCCCGCACTTCGTTACTTACCGTAACGTCTGTGGAATTAACCATGTCATCAAAGTCTGGCATTTCAGCTTTGGCTGCCTTTACCCGTTGACCCCATGCGTCTATCAGCTTGGCGTGTTCGGCGGCGGCTTTGGCCTGTGCATCTTTTTGCTTTTCTTCCTGCAATCGCTGCTCTACACGATAGTCTGTCAACGCCTTGGCGTATTCATACATATCGCTGAACTGCTCTGGCAACGGTTCTGTTTCGGCTACTGGTTCAGCTTTGGGCTGAAACTTGGCCTCCAAGTCCCTAACCTTTGCTTCCAAATTTTCCCTAGCTTCACGTTCCCTACGGGCTTCTTCCCGTGCTGCTTCGCGTTGCTTGGTTATCTCTGAAAACCGTCTTTCCAGCTTAGGATTTTGTTTTCGATCCTCTGTTGCTGTCGCTTCATTTTCTGCCTCAGTTGGTTCACTCTGTCCTTGATCAACCTCTTGCGGCTCTGCCTGTTTGGCAGCCTCGCTTGGCGTTGGATCAGCTAAACCCATTCTCTTGGCGTTAAATTCAGCTAAATTTTCACTTGTCACCACATTGGCGGCAAGTCTTTCTGATACTTCTGACATTGAGTTTCCTCAAAGAATTCACCCAGTTGACCCAACTGGTAAGGTTTTGTGGTTTTTACCACGAAATTATTGTGCTGTCAATCATTGCATAGGCGGTTCAAACGACTGTTGCATTGGCGGCTGCATTGGTTCTTGCATTGGTTGCGGCTGCATCGGTTGTTGCATTTGTTGTGCATTAATGAATGGGTTTGCTTCGTGCGAAATGTCCTGTGAAGCAGCCATTGCGAGCTGTTGCTGTTCAGCGTTCAGTCGTTCAATTTCCATCATCAATTGGTCAGTTGGCATTCTTGCAATAAGCATTTTGACCAACGCATCAACTTCAGTCTTGTTCTGGCTGGTGATTGCATTGAGATTGGTCTGATTAACTTTGGCTTCATTGATGGTTTCTGTGTTGTGCGCCCGTGCGGTAACGTCCATGAGTTTGCGCTTGGTTGCGCCCTCCTCGCGGATTTGGGCAACCTGACCACGGTTGTTAATTTCCAACATAGCGGCCTGCAATTGCTGTTGCATTTCTTGCAGTTGTTGCTGTGATTGCGCCAGACGCATCTGAACTTCAGGCGGTATATCTGATTTCTCATCAATATTAGCCATTGGGTTCATGGCGGCAAGGCGGTCGGCAATAACGTCCGCGCCGGGGAAGTCCATGTTTCGGAAAACCAAGTCACCCGCAATATTGAACAACTGCTCATTGCCTGTAAGCAGCGGCATCATAGCTTCGACTGCTTGCTGGCGCTTGGTCTGGAAGCCCGGCCCTGTGTCCATCACCACATCATATTCGCCCACAGTCACATCATTCAGCATTTCACCAACTTCGTTCTTTTCGTTGATGGTGGTCATGTCTGGCTGACCGTCTGAACCAATGATCCGCATTACCCGTTGGGTATCGTAGATGTGCGGGATCAAGTCCAACAGGATTTTGCCTGTATGCCTGATTGATCGGGTCATGTTGTCGTAAAAATGAAAATTGCTCAGATCAGTTTGGTTTTGCTGACCTTGCAAGGCTTTGCCTGAAATGTTGCCACTAGGTAATTGGTTGGGATCAAGGATGCCCAGCACCATCTGCAAGTCTGCGGAAATAGCGCCAGCGGCTTCCATGATGCCTTGGGGCGGTGGTTCTGGTTGCAGTCTAATCGGCACTGGGGCTGGTACGCCCTCAATGTCTTTTTGCTTGTACCGTAGGACGGGGCTAGATTTAATGTTAGCCAGCGCCCATTCGTTTTCGTGTCCCTCATCCTGACCCTCTGCCAGCAACCATTTGGCTTTTGGTGCAAGGGCAACCGATTCGGTCATACTGGTGCGCCAGAAGTTATACATACGCTGTGGGTCTTTGGCAAACCTGACCAGACCGTACTTTTTGCGTTTGTCATCAACGATGACCTGTGCGCCATAGCAAGGAACAACAGGGATGTATTTGCCAGCCCATGTTTTTTCTTCCAAGACTTCCAAGGCAGTCATCTTGACCCATTTAACTGCCTTGCGGAAACTGTCGCGTTCATCAACCACGGTCAAACCCGCAGCTTCAACCCGTTCAAAGAATCGGTCAGAGTCAGCAAATTGGCGTGTGCCATCACTCAGCAAATACAGCTTGGCCCGTTCACGTTCAACATAAAAGAATTCGGCAATGCGAATATCCTCTTTGGTGATCCAGCTTGCAGTGTCATCCCCCGTAGAACGCTGGGTGAAGTTAGCACCGTCATCAGCGTCAGGGTAGTAATCCTTGAAAACCTTTTTATCCAACACTGTGGTGATCAGGCAACGTTCAGCGTCTGACCCATCAGGCAGGATTGAATTGGGGTCAAAGTACACGGTGAACGGGTTGTCAATCGTGTCGATGTAGATTTCTTGGTCAAATGAATCTTCGCTGACATAGCGTGTATTGATGCGCCAATAGCCCCAACCCATCCGCACAGCGTAATCAAAGGCGGTATCGTAGGCAGTGTCAGCGTTTGAATTGACTTCAATATGGCGGGTCATGCCCTCAATGACTTGGGCAATCTTGTAATCAGCTAAGTTATTTACAGGGTGAACTTTGATGCGTGGGCGTTGCATCCGCTGCTGGTTGGTCACCTGTCGCACATAGGCATCAATCTTGTTGATGGTCAGGCAAGGTCGTGCTTCCACGTTTCTGCTGTTCTGAATTTCAACAGGCCATTGGTCGCCAGCAGCAAACTTAATGTCTTGCAATGCTTCGGCGCGATTGGTGGAGTCTGCGTCATTGACCAACCGCCAAAACTCTATGGCTTTGTTGATTCTTTTATCTTTGCCTGATGCGTCTTGGTATGCCATATTTGCCCCTTTTGGGAATTATCCCATCCAACTGCCAGCCATTGCAACTTGTGCCTTTGGCTTGCGTTTTGGTGTGTCTTTGATCATCAGGGCAATGTAGCGGAATGCGTCTGCCCCGTGCGAATAGTGGTCGTGTAATGGGTTGCGGCTGAATTGCCCTGTGTCTGGATCAACTTCATAACGATAGTGGCGCAGGCAGTTAATGCCCTCTGCGGCGTGTTCACGGTCGAACCAACAGCTTGGGAATATTGTTCTGGCAGCGTTGATTGAATCCAGAATAGGCACTTTGGGCAGAATCTGGGTCTTATACCCTGCCGCCCTCACAATGTCATTGATCGACCGCCCAGCCGCTGCCAGTGTCTGGTTCTCAGCGTCATGGGGCAACCAAACCGTGTCGTACACATAACCAAATGTTTGCATGGTCGCCAAGTAATGCGTCATGGTTTTCTGGCTATCCTCAATATACCGAATCAAACGGGTTTCCATGCCCACAAACTGCAAGAACCAGATTGATGTGCTATCAGACCAGCCAAGGTCAAAGATGGCGTGGACGGGCTTTGTTGCGTCATAGGCCACACGGGTTAGCCTGCCCTCAATTTCTGCTTGCTGAAGTTCCTTGGCAAAGATAGCCCCATCGACTGATTGGCGGCATAAACCCTCCCAAACTTGGTTATAGGCTTCTTGGTCACGGTTTTTTAGTGCGTCCTTTTCCAGCTTCAGCGTTTCAGGAAACCAAGGGTTGTCCGACCAGTTGATCTTAATTTGGATGCAATCATCAGGCGGGTTAATCACAAACCGTTGATAGGTTTCGTCTGTCTCCAACTCAGGATTGAACGAAATCCATATCTCGCTGCCCTGCTTTCGGATGGTAGGGATCAACACATTCCAACTAAGGCGGCTGGTGGTCTGCGCTTCTTCCACCCAGCAAATGTCTACACCCTCATAGGATTTGATGTTGGCAATGTTGTTCTTGAGGCCAGCAAAGGCGAACTCTGTGCCGTTCTTGCCCCTGATGCTGTTTTGGGTGATTTCATAGAAACCCAGCAATCCAAGGGTTTCAATCTGGTCACACAATAGCTTGTGTACTGAATCCCTAATACTGGTCTGGAATTCCCGCGCACAAAGTATGCGTAGCGGCTCTTTAGCGCCTTTAATCAGTAGCGCCCTAGCTATCCCCCAAGACTTAGCCCCACCCCTGCCGCCGTAGGCTACCTTATAGCGTGATGGCTTGAACAAGCCTTGCAGCTTGATCGGGAATTCAGCATTGGCAATGGCGCTTGATACATCACTCATTGGGCTTCACAAATGTCACCTGAATACCTGTAAGCAATGGCGCACCGTCTGCACCTGTAATCTCTTGCTTTGTGCTTTCCCTGTACTTCTTTGGAAACCTTGCAGCCATTGACCTTGACCATAGCGTGGCGTTCAGTCGGTCACTTTCTTTGTTCTCCACCATGTAAGCAGCGGCTTGTTCTTCCCACCATGCCTGCTCAAATGTCTTTGCATCTTCCAAGGCTTGCATAAATTCTTCATGCGTGTCTTTCCATAAGTAAATGGTTCTAATACTTATGTTTAATTGATAGCAGATTTGTTCAATGGATTTGCCAATGCGTCCTAGTTCCCTGACTGTCTCGCAATATGCGGGGTCATATAGGGTTGGGCGACCTACTGGGCGCTTTTCTAGGACGGGTACGGTATCGGTCATTTGATTGGCTGGCTGTTACGTTCAAGAATGGTAAGGTGCTTTGGGTCAAACACAACAAAATTGCGTTTCCATTGTGCAGGGCCACCTTTCATTTCATTGTAGTACTTAACGCCGGGGATGCCAGCATCTTGCAAAATCTTCTTGCCCTCATCACCTTTGCCAATTTTTACAATTAAATCGCCACCAAGATCATTCATATCCATACCCAATGATTTGGCAAGGTTGCGGATTGGTTTAGGCTGGTTTTTCAATGGCGCATCAAAATCCAACATTCTTCTTACATGGGTGTCAGGCAAATCTACTTTATAGAAGCCGCCTTTGTTTTCAGCAACACCCTGCTTCATTGTTTGCAAGTCTTGGATATTTTTTTCTGTCAATTGAAGAAAACTGTTTGCTCTATTAATGTCGCCACCACCACCTGAAGCAATTAAATCCTTGTAATGCTGTAATTTTTGATTTTGCGCGGCAATGGCTTCATCAAAATTGTTGTTGTTTTGGCGTAAAGCTGATTTAGCGCCAGAAGAATACCCAGATAAATTAATTTTGTATTCGTTTGCTGTGGCCGGTGATTCAGCAAGATAAAACCCTTTGCCATAAACTTGTTGCCCAGTTCCAGTGCCAATTTTTGAGGCATCAAACTTTGCAAATAAATGAGGTGACCCATGAAACACAGTCATGCCCACAGGGTTGTAGGCATCAGCTATTGTTTGCGTCACATATTTATCAGCCGCCATTTGTTCTGGCGTGGGTTGCATTCCCCTAGCTGGCGCACCTGTTCCCTGCGCCGCCAAACTTAATTGTTGGTTGTAAACCCTTGCGCGGTCATTTGCATTACCAACCATCTGCTGCAAGCTAGTGCCGGGATTCTGTACAAAATCCGATGCTTTGCGCTTGGCAGTGTCAATTGCGCTATATATGTCCGCAAGGGTTGGCATTTACTTCTTCTTTGGCTTTTTAGCCTTTTCAGCTTCACGCTTAACCGAATAGCCAATGGCAACAGCCTGCTTAACAGGCTTGCCAGCTTCTATTTCAGCCTTGATGTTCTGCTTCAGCGCCTTGGGTGTCATTGACTTGATCAGCGGCATCTTTGCTCTCCAATTGGTTTAGCCAATATTGGCAGTCTTGAATTGCCCCGCCAATCGCATGGAGGCTTAATTCCAATTGTTTGGCTTGGGCAGTCAAAATTTCAATCCTCGCTTTGATTTGATCTGTTGTCATATTCTTCTAACTTTTGCTTTAGCTCGGTGTTTTCCCTAAAGAGGGCAGCGGCTTGCACCATTGCATTATCACGCTGCCCCTCTAGCATCTCGACTAAGGCTTGCACATCAATGTCGGGATGTTTCAACATTTAAGCAACCGTACTGACCATGACGTAGTAGGTAGTGCCGCCGCTGGTCACTGGAATGGTATGGGTAACCACTGGTGAACCGACTTTAGCTCTAAACACGCCTGTTGCGCTAACCGCTGGCATTGCCGCAAAGTTACCGACTTCGCCTGTGCCCGAATTGGTTACACGCAAGAATGATGCGTTTGACCATGTGCCGCCAGTTGCAAAATCAGAGTCCAACTGCAATGCCGCCAATGTACCGCCTGGGTTTGTTGACGAACCGCCAATGGTTGCACGAATTGCATTTGCCGCACCCGAAATCGTGCCTGATCCATTGATGGATGTGCTGATGTGTGCGCCGTTGATAGTACCCGCCGCCGCAGCGCCAGCGCCTGTGACCACCGAAAATGCTCGGTAAGTCTCGCCACTACCAGTGCTGGTAAACGTCAGCTTGTCATAAGACAAACGGGTGTCGCCGCTGCTTGCGGTAGTAGACGCATAAGCGCCATTGAGTACGCCAGCAGATGAAATGCTAATGGGTACTGAGGATGTACCAACTTGAACTGAGGTAAAAGCTGGGTCTGCGTAAGCTACGCCTGTTGCAATTGAATTTGCCATGATATTTCCTTTATTTTTTCCAAAAGGGATTTAACAATTCCAGTTTTTTAGACTGGCCTTTGCCCGTTCCGCTGGGCCTTTCGAGTGCTTTACCACCCCCTCCATTCTTGCACAGAAACTGGCTTTTCGACCAGCATCTGCTTTAGTCTTGGGGTTGGGGGCAGGCGGTTTCAGATTTGAATTGTTCTTTGCGTTGTATTCAGCACGACCTTTTGCGGTCATCCCAGCGCCCTTTTCAGTTGGGTTGTAGGTTTTACCCTTACCCGTGGTCTTATGTGGAATGGGCTTGTCGTGCTTCTTCATTTTTTGGCAGTCTTGGCAGATTGCTTGAATGCGGCTGCGGTGGGTGCGCCCTTGTCGCCGGGCTTTCTCATACGTTCAGGCGTTTTACCCGCAGCTTTTTGTTTTTCGATGCGTTCTTGTTTCGCATGAATATTTGCATAAAGTCCAGTTTTTGCCATTACGCCTCCACTACTGCACAAATGTCTGCTTCTTGAATGATCTGATAATCTTGCCCGTCAATGTTGTGGACAGGCCAATTCAGATAATCCCCGTTTCCATACTTGATAAAGTCGCCCACCTGTGTCTGATCCACCGCTGGCCCGACCGCCACGACAGTTCCCTCATTGAATGCTTCTTTGTTGTTGACATAAATAATGTCGGACAACTTGCGAACATTGGGGCGAACAACTACACGGTCACGCAGGGGTTTGATCATATTTAGGCTTTCTTCCGGGCTTTTTCTTCAACGGCGGTTCAACCACCGTATCGGTTTGAATGTCGTACACAGGCAATTTCACCATTACTGGTTCAGCTTGTTGCACCGCAAAATGTTCACCACACCAATCGTTCATGTGCCTGTTAATCGTTTGCGGATAACGGCGACAACTGCCCATAATCTGGGCATTCAGAAAGAATTTACAACTGGCGCAGCTTGCCATCACTGGCTACATTTGCGGTCGTGTGTGTAGCAAACGCCGCTAGAACGTCCACCGTCAAATGCCTTGTCTGGGCCTGTCATGTTGGTTTTGGCGGCTGGAATGCCCTTTTTGGCGCTGCCTTTTTCACCTGTTTTGTCAGATGCGGCTGGGTTGCCAGACATTGTGGCTTTTGTGCCATAGCCCTTGGGTTCGTTTTTCATCAGTTGTGCCATGATTTTTCCTTAGTCAAGAAAACGCAGTTTGTAAAGGGTTGAATTGATCAAGTCGGCGATTTCATCTACCAAATTTTGCAATTCGCTATCCTGTGGCAGTTCCTTGCGGGATTCTTCCACAAAATCTTTCATGTTTTCCAAATACTTCACGGGGTCTTTTTCTGCGTGAAACTCATCAGGAAATTTTTTAAGTTGATCATATTTGCCCATATACGCTTCGGCAAATTCGTCAACCAAGTCAATAATTTGGGCATAGTATTCCCCTAATGCAACGTGTTTTGCATAGCTGGTTGTTGACCAGTGCATGAAATGCGTCACCGTTGAACTGTGCAACAGGTGCGCTACGAATTCGGCGACTTCATCATTCATATTGCCACTATATCAAAAAAAGGGGGGATGCAACACCACCCCCTAAGACAACTGCGTTGCCATTGTAGGCACAGGAACATC